CTCTCAATCTCTTATGGGATGATGAGACTCAGATTATTTGGGCATCCGTTGTTTCCTTTTGGTTCGGTACACAGGCTTTCAAAAAGTGATTGACCATAAAGTAATTGAGATGATTAAGCACCACGAGGGTGTAAAACAAAGACCTTACCAATGCCCTGCATTGCTTTGGACTGTTGGTGTAGGTCATGTTATAGATCCTAGTCATGCTAGAGTATTACTAGCAGAACGAAAGGCTTTACCCATTCCTAGCGGATGGGATAGAGTCTTAACGATGGGAGAAGTAGATGAAATTCTTGCAAAAGATTTGGCGAGGTTTGAAAGCGGAGTTCAACGATTATGTCCTAGTGGGCTTACTTCTGGTCGGTTTGGCGCACTTGTGTCTTTCGCCTTCAATGTTGGACTCGGTAATCTCCAAAATTCTACCCTTCGGATGAAACACAATAGGGGTGAGTTTGAAGGTGCTGCCGAGGAGTTCTTAAAATGGAACAAAGCCGGTGGTAAGGAATTAAAAGGACTTACCAACAGGCGCAAAGACGAAATGGCTTTGTACCTCTCATAGAATCTTGCCGTACTTAAAAAGAGTGTTCTTGTCCACTAAGAAAGCCTTTTTGATCTGACTATCCCCCTCCCCTATAAATTCTACATACTGTAGTTTACTCAGGAATATGCACTTAAATATGTGCTTGACCGGCATGATGACAAACATCTGTCCATCGTAGAAAACCCAGTAATCAGCTTGGGTAGCCATTAATCCTGAGTCTTTCCCATACATTTCTATCTCTACAACGATATTACCTGTTCTTTGGCTCATCGGGTCAAACTTCACCTCTACAGCCTTATCTATCTCTGGTATCCATATATCGTACCCCTTAAAAGCGTTTACAAGGGTCGCACAAGGGTATTTCTTGCGTAGGATAGCCAAGACCCTTTCCTCTATCTCCAAACCCCTCTGTAGGTCGTTTTGGAAGGTCATAAAGCCACCCTGATCGGTAGGGGGGTGGCACTCCTTGAAAGGGTGTAGCATTGCGCTACTAATGCCGATCTCATCGGGGGTTACATACAACTAACTACAGAACCACAAATTGTACATACTTGTAGCTTACCACCGACAATAAGTGTCTGTGTCTGACAAGCATACGCACTACCTAGTAACATATATGTTACCAATCCTATAGCAATCTTTTTCATGGTTTTCCCCTAGAAAGCAAAATCATCATCGTTAATCTTGGGCATCTCATCATCGCCCTTGGGAGTAAAGCCTTTCTGTTTCGGATCACCAATACGACCCGATAAGAACTTGCCCTTCTTGCCTTCCTTTAGCCAGGCATCAAACCAATGCTCAACTCCGTTAATCTTAATTGACCCCTTGTAATCAGGGTGTTTATCTGTGAGCTTTTTGTCGTTTTTAAATAGACTAAAGCTGCCATCTTTCATTTCGTATTTACCATAGGTCATTTCTGCCTCGCTTTTAGTTGGTTAAATAGGTCTAAGACCTCGCTTAAAAACTGCTTTACTTCTACTTCCATCGAGTCAATATACTCCTGATCCCTCTCGACTCGTACTACAAACAACTGCAAGTCCTCTGGCACTCTAGGATCGAATGATACAAAGTCGCACCATTTCGCGCCTGTACAAGCCATCTGGCATTGCATCTGTGGGATGTATTTGCTTGGAGCTTTATTCTCCAAAACTGTCTCAATATGGTTAGCGGTATTCGGACATTTAATCTCAATTAAACCTTTCCCTACAATGCCATCAGGAGAGCATCCAAAGCCTTCTATTGTGGGATGGTCTACGAACCCCTCCTCCTTTACGAAAGTGCCTGTATGAGCCTCGTATGCCATCCTAGCGAATGGTTCTTGCCAACTCCATCTTGTAGTTCTTACGACTTGCCGATTCGCCAGACTTAATCTTGGCTAAGACATCTGCGACCCGACTAGCGGTAACTTTGCCTAGTCTGGCACTAAACCATTCTTCTGTTCTTTGTTCCATACAATCCCTTTCAATGGATTTTTTGATCCGCATGAATCTGCTGTAAGCAGTCATTCAGAAACTTTACCATAATCTGTGAAACTTCTAACGATAAATCTGATCCCTCAATTTCAATAGCAAACTGAAAGGGAGCAACCTCGGTTACTGTCATTACTGCTTGAGATACTGGTTCAGACATATTTTGATCGGTGCATAGCCTCTGCCATAAAACACCGATTTTCCCCTTTCATTTTCTTTTGATACTCATCGCTACAGTCATCACATACTGTAACTCTTTCGCATGATCCCCTTCTGTAATACTGCCATTTCTTGTAATCTGATTTGGAATGAAAGCATACAGGATACCAATCATTCTTTGTCATCGTCTGGGATTGGCTCTTGTGGGTCTCTGCGAATAAGCTGTGTATCAACTCCATCATTTTCAAACTGCCTTTGGTATGCGAGAGAAAGAGCATCGATGGCTGCATCCCATCCTGCTGCAAAGAAATGCTCACAGATCATAGACTGCCCCGTAGGAATGTCTATTTCCTTTAGGGTTCTATAGAAAGCCTCCATACAATGCTTGTTTCTCATTTAATAAGTTCCTCAATCCAAGAATTTGCTAAATCCCAAGATACCCTTATTATCGCAAAAGGCAACAAAATGTAAACACCTATCTCTACTAGGATTTTTGCCACTTTTTCCATTGCACAACTCCTGGTATCTCTGGTATCTCCACATTCTCTAGAGTTCTTGCTGTCAATGCGCGAAACTCTGCCCATTTCTTTTGGTACTTCTTTTGCTCGCTTGCCGGTACATAGCCATAAATCTTTCTCCACCGAATCGTAATATCTGTGGAACTAGGGGTATAAATATAAGTACCCTCATCTATCGCCTTGGCTACATTCCTAGCGTTCTCAAAAAATTCACTTTCTTTTCGCATACTTTCTCTCCGACTCTCGTTTTAGACAAAATGCACACTTCCACCTTTTTACTGGTTTTAGTCTGCTCCCTGTTTCTACCAGCTTAAAACCATCTTTTGACCGATAAATTTGGCAACTATGACACCACTTTGTTTCCATCCCATCCTTCCTTCATATATCCATATTCCGAGGCATCTGCTACTGCTGTGAGCCTTAAACATACATCGCATTGGTCGATCCATACCCTATGATTCTCCCCATTCTTGATGGGGTGTGAACCCCATTTTTCTCCACAATCAAAACAAACATTGTCAGGCTGCTCATCAGCTAGTTTCACTTAGTTCTGCCTTCCGTTTTTCTTTGGCATCGTTTACCTTCTTCATTGCCTCTTTGTCCTTAGACACTTCCTTAAACGCTTGGGCAAAGTTAACCTTTAGTTCTGGGATGTCCTGAGAACTTAATATCTTTTCTACAAACTTTGTAGAATCTACCTCTATATCATCCCATAAATCTTCACCGACATAAAGAGATAAACCAAGACCATGTAGAGCAATGGCTTTCGCCAGGCAACGCTGCATAGCGGTATTAACTGCAAACGCATCTGGATTAGGTATTGCCTTATTGCGATAGTCCATAACCGGCAACTGTGCGGTCATAGACTTACCAAAGGCATTGACTGTACAAAACACCATTACAGTCTCACCAAACAATACAGGCTGACCATAACTCCAAGTAGCTTGTGGATCGTGTTGTAGCAATGTGTCTACAGCCCATGCCCAAGACAGATAAGACAAACCATTCTTCTTCTCAATCTTATCCGATACATCTACATTCCTAAGTTCTAAATATTTACTCATACATCCCCCTTATAAAAGTTCATCTTCAATATGATCGTGGACTAAAAAATAAATAGCCCTACCAAAATTATGCCAATCACCCTTCTCTGCGTATTGGCGATATAACTCCCACTTCTCAGCACCTTTCTTACTTTCTACTGCCTTACCAAGATACTCTACAAAGTTATCTACATCAAGTACATCTAAGTCAGCACCTTTCTTCATGTAGTTCTCCCATAAATACTCTTGTTCACTAAAAGCTGGTCTGCTCTCAAAGTCAGGCATAAAGTTATCTTTCATATAATCCCCTTTCCTGTTGCGTACCACATAATTTGTGCAAAGATAATTAACAAGATTCCAATTACTACCATGTGCCAGTTCTTCATTTTTTCCCTTTCACAAGAAATAAGCAACATTGCTTATGTAGAACTATACAGATATTTGTAGAGATTTGTAGAATATTTACTAGGGATATACCCTAATATCTACATTTCTACAGAAT